TGGGAGACCTGACCTGTTATAAGGTGTTGGAGAGGCCTGCGGGTCTAGCCATCCTTACTACACATCACTTCCTCTATGTCCCAATCCAGGTTGCCCTTGGGTAACCAGGGCAATTTGGCCTAATAGGCTAGTTTAACACACAAAATATCAGAGAACGACATGGAACAACAAATTGTTACATCATATTATGGATTTGGAGATCGGGGTAAAACCCTCAACAAATTCGAATTCCTCCAGGAAGTCAAATCGCGCCGACTCAACACAATTGCTTTTCAAGAATTCAAGAGAGACGTTGATAAAATCTCAGTAGGTACTGGATATAATATCCAAAAGCCCCCAGAGGAGTTTACTATACAATCCTCAACACCTACCTCAGAGGCCATTATAACTAAATGTGCCTGGGCTGGCATTGAAATACTAGATTTCAATCATAAGTTCTTACAGCCAAGACTTTCAAGTGAGATCTCATTTAACTTCCAGGATTTTCCAAAAATGTTTTGCTACATATATGAGACTGTTCTAAAAGCCATATTCCAGGGGTCTGACCCAGAAACTGTTGTCCAGGGTGACCTACAAGACGATGGCTATAGAATTACCATAACCCCAGCGTGGGATTTGTTCAATATCTTAGACATAGAAGAGGAGCAGCAAGGTAAAGATTTAACCTTTGAAGAGCTATATATGGCACATAAGGATGACCCTGCTCTAAAGAACTTCTCTGTCCGTATAGAATTCCAGCACTTGATCCCTGATATTTATAATGTGGAAAACCGCGCACAACCTTTTTATTACCCACACTACCAGTCAGGTGGATATGACAAGGTATACCTCGAACAGCTTTTTGAAAATATTATTCATGACCGGCATCTGGCCTTATACGATAAAGAGTATCTACCAGCATACATTAAACTCTATGAAGACTTACATCATATAGCCTCAAAATATTATTATGGTAATGGTTCCTTTAATGGGCAACTTGGGAGACTAAAAGATGTCCAAAAGATCCACCATGATACTCGTGTGACCTACTTTCAGACAATGCATCCACTGACTTATTTTGAAATCATCGATGCTATGTTCCCTCTAGATGAACCTCAAATTCCTCTAGACACTTATGCCTTAGAGCAGCTGAAAGTTAATATACTCAAAATCAATATGAAGTCAGATACTGGTTTACTTTACTATGATAAAACCTCACGGAGAGGGCTTAAGATAGCTGACACCATCCTCCAGGATTTCTTGATGGCTACAGAAATGCTCTTAGCCTTTGATAGGACTCCTGATGGAGCTGCCAACTATTACAATTTCTGCCTCCTCACTGAGTTAAAGAATAAAGATGAAGTCTATGAGAAAGAAGAATATGAGACCAAAACTCGTAACTATTGGGTCTATAACCACTTTTCCCAGATGCCTGCTTCAGTCATCTTCGCTAATGTCCATCACGAGCATAAGACTTTTATGCTCTTTAAGGACTGGGAGACGACCCCAAACCCACCAAGGGTTTTAATGGGCTGGTCTCCCTGGAAACTTGGCCTTCATAATTTGTTTGCAAAATTGTTCAGTTTTGCCAGAGCACGCTATACACACTTAGGTGTGTATAACACTTATCTCTGCTTCTCTGACAATTTATATTGTGTTCAGTACGAACCACTAGCAGATAAATTTACTTACTTTTCACTAGACGCGTCCAAAATGGAAGGATGTCATGACCAATATAATGTCAAAATGGAGTGTGCTCGCACTCTTGCCAAGACTAAGGCAACAAAAGAGGTCCTTGTGGGCTATGAAAACTACTTCAATACCCTTTTTATTGAAATGGCCGTCAACTCAATAGGAGTTGTGAATAATGTCCAGATCCCTTCAAAGGCCATGAGCTCAGGAATTATGGGTACATCCTACTTTAACACATCGAAGATGTGTTTCCTGATCCATGAACTTGAAAAGCGTGATCTCGCTCCTATCTTGGGTAACGGGTTGTCACCAGATTTCACAGAGACTATGAAGCGAGTTGGACTCGTTATGAAGCTTGAGAGAATGATTGAGGATATAGAAGGCCTCATTCATCAACCAGGGACAATATTGCCTCTAGATATGCTCGGTTACGGGGGGATCTCCATGCAAATGGGTGATGCCCTCTATTTGCTCCCAATATTAGAATACCCTAGACTTTTAAAGTCCTTTATCTTTCCACGTATACTTCAGAGTAAGAAGGGTAAAGGCAAGGCTCCACGACTTACTACACTGGAGCGCAATCTCTTAGACCTATCACGTATGGAAGCACTCTACCTATTGGGTGCGTGGTGTTACCAGCCACTAGGATATGAGATACAAAAGCGAGCTAAAGTACTTCTACGGAACATCAAGGCTACTATCACTGAAAACATGTCATTTTCTGATGTGTTCCAAGACCACCTTACGTCACTGGTGGAAACTCTTGGGGTAGCAGCTGACCCAAAATTTCTAGACTCATTATTCGATAGGGGTCATGGAGTGCCCACAACATACACACTCATGTCCCTCTTACTAACACCCGACCTTGCATACGGCATAGTTGCAATGCGAGCTTTCGCCAACTATGACCTACCCTATAACCTCGCCCCTCCTGATATTCTAGCAAAGATCAGAGGTGAGCATTGGTTCCAATTAAAGTATGCACGAGTCACTATACCTGAGCTTTTTAGTTTAGCCTACGAACCCCCTCTAATTTTAGCTGGTATAAATGGTTACTATGTTACGGATGTTCTTAATATCTCTTCTGAATTTAAGCAACCAGCCAAATTGCGTATTCATAGATTAACCCCAGCAAAGCCATTCTCTCACTTGGAAACCTCCGTCAAATCAATATTCTCTGAGAAACCTGAACACCAAAAAGGACTGGCAGATTTTGGCCAGTGGCTAAGTGGAATGAAGAAGCATCTACCCAACCATAAGCTTCTTGTACAAGTTTCCTTGGCTAGAGACCGAAGGATGAGGCTATATAACCTAGTTGATGATCGAAAACTTGTTTTCGCAGAACTCTTCAGGGTGATAGCAACACACTTTGGTATACCCAAGAAATTTGTTAAAGAATACTCAGCGGACCTATCTAGACTATTTCATCCTTATATACTGTCACAGAAGTGGCATATAACTGCACCTTACACTCCGGACCGTGATTTATGGACCCCGAAGCATCTTATATTTGAGACGGGCAATAAATATGCCAGGATACACAAGCTTAACGCTGTGGGATTAGCGTCTCTACCGAACACCATAAATGGGTTACCTGATTTCCTCTGGTACACGTCCTCTGGACTAATTGAGCCTGAGATCTTGGCTCAAGCCAAGGTCCATAATTCTCTGTTATTCGGAGAGGATGTTATGAGTTACCATGAATTCCTTGGTACAAAAGAACCTATGGATAAGTTCAAGTCTCCAACTGCATTATACCTGACTAAGATGAAATACACTGCTGTAAAGACAAGGCCGCCTTAAAATGTGTCTCCCACTTACGTCGCACTACCTACTACCACCAAG